TTCGGCTTCGCATAACCTGACCAAATCAACATGGCGGATTCTTTTATCTGCGAGCGCGGTGTGAAGTAGTAACGCTTCATCGTTATTCAAATTAGCAAGCACTTGTCCAACAAAACATTCTTGTCCTGCAAATACTTTTGGATTGTTTACAAGTTGAGTAAGACCGTCTTTAAATGTGCTGGTTGACTGCTTTGCATCGAGAGCATTTGAGAGAGTATGGGACGGTGAGATACTCTGCGAGTATCCTGCCGCATCTCCAACATTTAGGGAGTTCGTCACGATTTGAGCCCCTTCCGTATGGGTCTTTTATGGGCTCGCTCATCGTTATCTTTCTACATACGCTTGAAAGTTAGCGGCAATGCGTGGCCTGTCTTTGTCATCCAAGCCTAAAGGAATAGTTGAACCTAGGGAAGCGACACGCAAGACTTTCGTTGAAGAAATCGTAACGTCCGTTATGTCAGAAAGAATGTCCTTGATTGATTTTGCACCATCGCGAGCAGTTGGATAATCGTCGCGAGCGCCTCTTACAACAACTTGAATACGGGGCATATCAACGTCGTAAGGGTTGCCACCAAAAGATTGCATAGGAGCCATGCCCTCGTATTCATATAAACAAATACAGTAATCTGGTGAGGCAGGCATCTTGCTTAAAAAGATATTAGTTCCAAGAGTTCCTATGGAATTAGTTTGCAGGTAATCACCTAGCGCTTCAAGTATCAACGTAACATCCCTTTCGTAGCCCGCTCAACTTTATCAGCAATGCGCCCACTTATGCCGTTAACCTGACGGGTCATAGGGTCCTCTAAATACTTTGCCTTACCATGAGGGTGATTTGCTTCAAGATTTTCGTGAACATAAATTGAGTATTCGGTAGCAGTGCCACCATAGGTGAGTTCTACATAGACCTCGCCCGCCCGGGTGAAGACTCCGGTTTCAGGTCGAACTCGACCAGAGGCTTTCAGCGCTCCGGTATCAACTGGGACCTCATCTTGAGATACGGCAAAAGCATCTTGCGCCTCACTGCGTAAAGCCATAGCCGCAACTTTTGCTCCGGCTGGTCCCGATTCTGTTATGGCTTTTTGAATTCTTTCAAGGTCAGGAAATATGATTTTCATTAAACACCAAAATGAATGACCGTGTGATGATTTCCACCAGTATCTTTTTTGGTTTCAAGTCCCACAATTACGGGAGTAGTTGAATTAGGTAAAGTTATTTTATCGGCAAGAGTTAGAGACGCATAAGCACCATAGAGAATCACGCGACCAGTTGAAACTATATCTTGGCCTTCGGCATCTTTCATAAGACGTGTTTCATAAATTACGCGCCCGCGGGCGGACGTGACCGTTCCACCATAAGTACGCTTGCCATATTTATCAATTGCTGACCCGGCATTAAAAGTAACTGTATCCGGCATCATTTCGTAAAACTTAGCGTCAATACCTTCGGGACCCTGCCAAGTTGAAGGTAGCGCCATTATTGTGAACTTGTTTCTTGAGTATCCGAACGAGGGTTATCCATTTGACCAAGGTGCGCGTCTGTGTTGTAAGTAGTTACATTTCGGTCTGCCGTGGACTTAAGAGCATCTGCATTAGCGACCCATGAAGGTGCAAAACGGCGCATACGATTAAGACGAAGATTGCTCGCAAGAGCCGCAAAGCGTTGAGATTGAGTTGAGAAAGTTTCGTTTAATGATAAATCGCCAACGGACTTTGAGTAATCTGCACGGTGAGCATATTGACCAGCAAGCACATCAGCGGCATTAGCGGCGGCATCATAAACATCTGCCCATTCTGAGATGAGCCAGTTAATTTCTTCATCGGTCATGTGAGGAGCGGTTGAATCAGTATCCTGAATAAGAAAGCGGACCTTATCGCGGTCGGAGGTCGCTGGTCCTACATAGGTAAAAGTCATACCCTTATGTTACACGCTTAGGCTGGCTTCGTCCTCAGACACTAGGTTGGCTTTAATTTCATCAATAATGGCTTGGCGCATTTCAGACTTTTCAAATATCTCATAACGCTTTTCTAAAGTTCCAAAGCGTTTATTTTCTTGGCGTTTGGGGTCATTAATAAGCGTGGTCGCAAATAAATCTAATTCAGAGGTGGTGTTATAACGAACCATTTGTACTGGTCGGTCAGTTAAAAACTTAATATAGTAAAGGGGTTCGCCAGCCTTAAAATGAATAGTTCCTTCATTACCCCATACACACACATCCATAATGATTGGACGAAACCATTTGCCTATGTTGTAAATCCCGCCAACAGTTGTTCCATTTTCTTGGAAAGTAGATTTATGAAACCAAGGTGCGGTGGCTTGCATTTGTAGAGATTCTTCACAAAAAAAAGTAGAGTCGTAAGGTAAGTAAAAAATGTCCGATTCTTCAAAATGAGGATAACGCGTTCTTGGAATGTCAAGCGTTCCGTTCAATCCCTTAGTTACATCGGCTCTAACATTCCACTCATAACTTTCATCTTTGGTAAGTGAAAGCATAAAAAGATTATCCATGCCACTTTGAACTGCTGGACATTGAAGGAGATTTGCTGGCTGAACTCGAGTCTGAGATTTAATTTTATTTAGAGATTTATAGACATTATTTAAATCTAAAACAGAAGACCAATAAACAGTTAAAGGTTTATTCATTTATATTCTTTTTTGGTTCTAAAATGATTACGGTAACTACCAAAAAATGAACTCCTTACTTCAAAAGCATCTTGCCCTGCTTTTTCTAAATCAGTTCCTATTTGCATTTTAAACACTTCTCTTTTAAAAGGAATAATTTGCGCTAATGGGGTTCCAGCAGGTATTAAACCTTCAAATTCGTCTTTAACTATAAATGGAAATTGAACAGCGTCAGTGTATTTGTCCGAATCAACCACGCCTTCTAAAATCTTAATAGGTGATTCTCTGTGAGCGGGTGGAACAATTAAAATAGAATAACCTTTTGGAGTTTTAATACACCAAGGGTTTTTATATTTAGGTGCGCCCGTAGGAAATTCTTTATTTAAATATCCTTTAACTTGATAGTCAGGGTGCAAAGTAATCATGTCTGGCATTTGTTCTTGATTAGACCAACTATAACTGATATTAAAATCTTCGCCTCGTTCTATGTAAATGTCAGAATAGGTATAAAGAATATAACCAGCGGTAATAGCATCAAAAACGGGCATACATCTTTTTATTGTTTGGAAACGAGTAGATTCGGCTAAGTTTTTTGAATCAGAGTAATTAGTTGTCATTTTTTTATACCATTCAGGTATATCTTGTGATGCCGGAACAGGGTAATATCTTTTAGAAACACGACTTAATACTGGATGCAATGTAAAAATTATGTCATTCATCAATTCACCACATTCTTTTTTATTTCGGCAGTTATTATTTTATTTAATCCTCGTTCTTCAAACTTAGCATATAAATAAGGTAAGGCTCTACCCTTTTCGTACCTTTTATATTTAACACAAGCCCAATGTAATTCTTCTAATTCTTTTGTCATATAAAATCTTTTTAATGTAATAGGTTCATCGGTATGGAATTTAACATAAGCAATAGGGTCATTCCGTTTAAATGAAACAGTATTTACATCTTCAAACAATTGACTAGCACCTTCTACGGGTCGAAACCATTGACCTATATTAAAACGACCCCCAACATAAAAACCATTAAATACAGGTTTATGATAATAAGCAGGTGTGGTACTCATGTCAAGAGAATCTTCAGACCAAAATATCCAATTTCCTCTAATGGCAAAAGTCATAGTGTTTTTTTGAGATGGATGCTTTAAAACAATATGTTTCATATCATCAACAAGTCCATCAATATAAATAGGACCCAATTCTTTATCAAGACCAAAAGTGATACCAAATGGAATTTTAAGCACAAATGTATTTTTAACGCTGTTTAAAAAAGCGTGACACGAATAGAAGTTATCTTTTGTATTGTCGGAATTGCGTTTATCTCTTAAGTCTTCCAATAAAGATATAGGTTCATCGTAAATCATTTGAACAGAAGGGTATTCATCAGATAAGAAAAAGGGAGACCAATAAACAATTTTCATTTAAAAGACTTTTTGATTCTTATGAAGCGATGATAGTAACCAGTAAAGAAAGTATCTCTTAACGCCATTAATCTAGCGTTTGCAACTAAATCAGTAGAACCTATTTCACTTTCCCAATCATCTCGTTTAATTGGAATAACTTGCGCAATAGGAGTGCCTTTTGGAACAATTCCAGTAAATCCTTCTTTTATAAAGAATGGTGCATTGCCAGCAGTAGTCCATACATCGGAATCCATAATGCCGCTCGTTAAAACAAATGGTAGTTCATGCCTATTTAAAGGATGTGTGAGCAATACAGAATAACCTTTTGAAACTTCAATTCCAAACAATGGTTTCCAAGCGAACATGTATGGACTACAACCAAGAGGTACAGCCATTCCGTAGCCTTGATTGTTTATATCTCTAACATCACCTCTTGCGTGTGCTACTTGATGAGGAAATTCTGGGTTCCAATATAATTCAGGTGTTCCATCTGCCATACGAGTTACTTCTATCTCGCATGGAGTAACAAGCAAATAGCCATAAGTAATTGCTTCACGAAATGGCGAACAAGTTTTTAAATCAGCCCTGCCAAGAGCCTTAATGGGAACATCGCTTTTATTTACAAAACGAGGCAATTCTTTATACCAAGAAGGAATGACTGAAGATGCAGGAATGGGGTCAGTATTGGACGCTTGTATCCATTCATCCCAAACCCTAAAGATAATTTTTTTGGTTTTTGGTTTTTTAAATGAAAAAAGGTTCATATCTATAACTTACTAGATACAAACCTTTTTTTCAATGCAATTTAAAGTGTTATCACTCTTTATCTGCTAGCGAAACCTCTACTGCGCCATCAGGCAAAACCCAACCTTTGGGGCGCTTATGGGCGTTTTCCTTGATAAGCAAGGAATCATCTGGGTACACGCGACCATTAATTGTTACTTCTTCATAATCGTCACTAGGAGTAGGTGGCTCCTCATAAACTATTGGAGTCGCTAATGGTAATTCAATTCCTAGTGCCTTGTAATATACTTCCCAATCGGGCAGAGTAAATCCGTTTTTATCACAAGAAGAATCATCGCAATGCGTAGTCCATACTTCTTCAGAAGGATGAAGAATGATTACATCATCTTCTGTAATTACATGACGATGCGTTCCCCATTGTTCATGCAAAGCGTCAATTGTTTTTGTGTCGTCAGTATCTACGACGACATGATTTACTACCTGCCCTAGTTCATTAACGAGAGCAACATTTTTAATTGGACTCATCATATCTCCTATTGCCACCATGTAATAATAACTGCGCCAGACGCACCGTTGGAATCGTATCCGCCACCAGTACCTTCTGCACCAGTTGATGTACCAGCATCTGTATAAACTCCACCAATTCCAAATGAACCTCTAACAGGCGTTGCATTACCTGAACCGCCAGCAAGAGTTCCTAACAACGGAGTTGTCTGACCAGTTGTACCAGCAGGGGTTCCGCCAGTGCCATTTGCACCAGGGTTGATTGCATTGTAAAAATAATTTCTTGCATCTGTTGAGTAACCCATATAACGAAGGTTGCCATTATAACCAGTAAAGTTTAGACTTGCATTACCGGGAGTTCCACCAGTCCCACCAGTTGCTTGCAAAACCGATGCAGTTGTTGTTCCACCAGTTCCACCAGTTGAAGCCGTAGTGTTAATACTTCCTGCCACAGTAACTGTTGCTGAGCCGGAAGTATAACCAAAGTTACCACCAGTAGGGTTTTCATTATTTGTAACTGTGGACATCGTAAGAACGCCTCTTGAACCAGCGGCACCTACTGTAATTGTTAAGTTAGAAGTTAAATAAAGTTGAGTTGCACAAAGTCCGCCCGAACCGCCCGAACCGTTATTTGTAGTTGCAACAGAGGCCACGGTTCCGCTACTCCAACCGCCTTCTCCAAAATAATCTCTATATCCACCAGAGCCGTTAAATGTGTAAACAGCGGCAGTTTTACCAACACCGCCACCGCCACCGCCAATAACTTGAATGTTAATAAGAAGTGGCTTTGCCGCACCGTAACCATCGGGCAAAGTAAATGTTCCTGATGAAGTGAACTTCTGATACTTAGGGGCTAGTCCGCCTCCACCGCTAGCAGGGATTGTTGAGGATGCCATATTAGACGCTCTCCACTCCGCTAATGTGGAATGAAACGGAAGTTGCGCTCGCTCCACCTGTAATAATTTTTGTAGTTGTAAGAACTTGCTTCATATCGATTACCTGAGAAGTGTTAGCCGCTAATGCAACAGCAGTTACAACCGCGACTGAATCAAAGAAAAGTGTCGCTGTCTGAGCAGAGGCAGAGTTATTAGAAATAACAATACTTGTAACAATTGCTGTTGTAGAGGCTGGGACTGTGTAGAGAGTCGTTGCTGTATTAGTCGTAGCGTTACCTCTAAATAAGGCTACCGGTGTATTTACTGCCATGTGGTCCTCTTTCTCCTATGGCTATTCTGCCATAAATGTTTAACTTTTTAGTTAGATTGCCTGCATTATGACTAGCATTTCGCCTGAACCAATATCACCTGTCAAGGCAAATGTCCCACTACTCGTTGGCAAAGTAAGTGTTCCACCAGCAGACGAAGCCGCTTGTATAACAGTTTGACCTG